ATAGTAAAAACTAAATAATAAATAACATATGCCATTAATAAAGACAATACTCAAATCACAAATCGATGCAAAACTAGCCGCGGATCCAAAATTGAAAGCTGGAATACTCGGAGTATCAACAAAAGCCATGAATGCATTTCAGCTATCTTGCGTGGCTTCATTAGCAAGTGGAGGTAATGTCGTAACTGCAGTCGCGTCACAAGCAGCTGCTTCTGCGGCTTTTGCAAATGAAATGAAAGCTTTACAACCGTTTATTGCTGCAGCAGTTGCAGCTGCGGTATCAGATGCTGTAGATAGTTATGTTAAAGGTGCTCAAGTAATAATAACACCACCGCTTACCAGTACTCCTGCTGCAATTGGAGCTCCTGTTCTAATCCCTGTAATTCCTCCAGGAAAGCTAATCTAATGAAGATATATAATAAGTATTAACACCTAAACTAAAAATAAATGCCTACAAACACAATTACCCCTGATCAGGATTTTGATTGGGAATCTCTCGAAAGATCATGTCCAAAATATCGAAGGAAAAATAAAATTTTCAATACAAACGATATTGTCTATGACACAGACCCTCAAAAACAACAACAATATTTAGATTTAATTGAATCAACCGAAGCTTTGGTTAAACCTGTTGCAAATTCTATAGTCGAAGGAATTGTCACGGATGTTAATAGCCGATATGTATCTATGGATATTGGATGGCGAGAATCTGCTATATTAGATATTAATAAAGAACTACCTGAATATAGAGATAATTTTGTTGTTGGTGCAACGATGGAAGTAATTTTAAAAGTAGTCGACTTGAAATCTAATAATGGTTGCATTACCGCATCTTATACTGAAGTTGTTAAACATTTAAAACATAGAGAAATACATAGTTCAATTGGTAAACGTATGGCATATCCGGCTACAGTTAAAGAATTAATTCATGGTGGATATTTCTTAGATATTGATGGAGTTGAGGTATTTATGCCAGGTTCTTTAGGCGGTGTTAACAAGCTTATAAATTTTGATAAGCTTTTAGGAAAAGAAATTTATGTAGTTCCGATTAATTATGCCAAAGATAAAGATTATATAGTAGTTTCTCATCGAGATTATTTACAATCCCTTATACCTGATGCCTTAGAGGATTTAAATCCTGGTGATGGAAAAACTGGATTTATAACTGGTACTACTAAATTTGGAATATTTTGTGAATTTGATAAGTGTTTAACCGGTCTTATTCATAAATCGGATTTAGATGGCGAAACTCAAGAAGCATTTAATGATCGATCATTAAAACCTGGTGATGAAATAGAATTCGTAGTCAAAGAAGTTACACGGGATAGTAGAATAATATTGACACAAAAAGAATATATTCCAGAAATAGATCCATGGGATAATATCGATCATTATGTAATACCATCTCAAGTGCAAGGAACTATACGAAAGAAAACTAAATACGGTATGTTTATTGAATTAGAACCTAAAGTAGTTGGCCTTTTGCATATTTCTGATATACCTGATTATATCGATTTAGCCGCAACAAAGGAAGGAGATCTGATCACCGTTGACCTAATAAAAATTGATATAGAAAGCAAAAAGATTTTCTTCAAAATTTAGTGGGAATATATAATTAAAATATTCCGCAATATGGACTTTAGTAGCTTTCAAGATAAAACAATACAAGCATCTACATATATTAGTTTAGATTTAGATTTCTATTGCAAGTTTAGTATTGAAAAGGTTGCCGAGAAATTTGGAACCATCCTAAAAGAGACTGTAGAAGTTGTTGATGAAGATAATTTTAAACCGAGTTCTGGCAGATTTTATATTATTCGAAGCTATGGGTTTGGTAAAGAACGATATCGATTCTATACAGATAAATTAACATACTCTCGAGCGCGTATAATTCTTATATCTGCCTTCGGTGTAATAAAAGAATTTGGTTATACAGATTCTAGTTGTATTTGTAATGTTGATATATCATTAGATCCTAACATATCTGGATTGAATATCAAAAACTTAGGTATTCTTAAATTTATTCTAGAATTTAATGAAGATGTTCCATTTAGATTATTTCCATCTCAGAAGAATTCAATATATGTAAAGTCTATTAAGTCAATCACACCACAGAATAAATTTTATAGATCGGATAATGTTAATATAAATGACTTTAATTACATATTACCAGTGTTATCATATTTTGGTGTAATTTTCGATGACGTAAAAGATGGAACAATTAACTTTCGATATATTGGAGGCGAAAAGTATGAATATAAAATAGTCGAAGCTTTAAATTTAATTGGGTTTTATATTGGCCAATTGGTTAAAGTTTTACACAATCCAACATACACCGATTCTAATAAGAAAACATTAAATAAAATAATAAAACAATCAGATAAACTATTAGATGCATATGAATCTCCTGAAAAATTTAAAGAAACATATCCGGATATCAAACTTACAGTAGATTTAGATACCAATGATCAGATTGTGAAATCCAAATATGTGAAATTTCGAGATGATATATTTGATTTGCTATCAGGTTCTGATATTACTAAGGGCGAAATTAATTATGATAGTGAACTTTCTAAAATACAAGGCAAAGGTTTTAAAGGCCATGTGTATGAAATTGATAAATGGGAATTCTTAGAATGTGATTTAGAAATTGAATTAGCATCATATTGTAATTTCTTCGAATGCTCGTTATCAAACTCAACTATTACGAGATCTAATATCTATAGATTTAGTAAAGTCAAAAAATCTAAGATACGGGATACATATATTAATAGAACGTGTGAGATAACTGATACTTTTGTAAATGGCGATCAATCAACCATTGATTGTTCTGTTGTTCGTGGAAAAATCATTGGTGGTAGAATTGGAAATCACGCAAAAATATCTAACGAAACTGAAAAACTAGACTATTCAAAAGTCTATATGAAATAAATGAAATAATATGTCTGAAAATCCTAACAATTCACAGTTTGCAAATGTTTATGGTGGTCTTATACCAAGTAATCAAATGCCACAGGATGAATTTATTGCAGAAGTACAGCAAGAATTAACTGTCGCTTGTGCATTACCATTTAGCGTTCCAGTTCCTGAATTATTGAGATTAATAAAATATTCTGCGAAATGGTTCTATAAGAAATATGAGAACTCTGTTCAAGAAAGATATTATGTTATACCGAAACAAAACTTTAAAAATATCCCTACATTTAAACAATTCGGAACTATTAAATTACCTGATTGTGTATTTTCAATAATGGGAGTTAGACAAGTAGATGATGGGTTTTCTTTATACAATCCTCTTAAAAGTATGCCGGATTTTTCTTTAGAGAAAGTTTTATTTAAAGATATTTACACTATCGATGGTTCTACCGAAGCATTAATGTATTCAACGGTTTATCAATATTGGATTGATTTAGCAAGTCATGTATTATTTCATCCAATTAGTTATAACTTTAATACTAATTCTAAAGAACTTGTATTTTTAGGAGAAGTTCCACAGAATGATGTAGTTCTAACGGTTTACGAAGAACTTCCTATAGGATACTTATATAAAGACGAAATATTTTTTAGATACGTTTGCGCAAAAGCAAAAACTCAATTATCTAGAATATTAGGAACTTTTGCATTTAATTTGCCTGGTGGTATCACGATCAATTATGACTTATTAAGAGATGAAGGCCAAACCGCATTAGAGAAAATTGAAGAAGAAATTAAGTCAGATGAGGGTATGGATTGGTTCTTCACCTCAGGTAACGATAATAAATAAGATAAATATAATAAAATATTCTAATATTCAATGCGTAATGATATTTACAATAGAAGTGAAATCGATCCTAATTTTGTGTCTGATCAACTTGAATTAGATGACACTTTGGAACAATTTAAACAACAAATTGAAAGTTGTTTATTTACTACTAAAACCTCAGTTTTAGGTAGTATAGACATGGGTGCATCATTAGAAGAATTTATTTGGTCATATAGAACTTCGGCTGCAGAATTAAATTATGTAATAAGCGAGCAAATATCCGAATTCTGTACTCTATCGAGAGACTATCCTTATAAAGTTGATACAACATTTTATGCTGGAAGTATCCGAGATATTGCAGAAATAAATATAGAAATAGATAACCGAGATAAATTCAATATTCTCATATCATAAAATATACATCAATGAATGGCAACGAATAATAAAAATAATGAGTTTCTAGATAAAAGTAAGATAACCTATACTTCTTTAGTTCAGGGTGCACAAGAATATCTGGTTAAAACGTATAATAGAGCTAGAACTATATTTACACCGGCATCACCCTTTGGTCAGATACTTCAGGTTGTACAAAATTTAACTCAGTTGGTATTCTTTTATATAGAGGATGCTTTAGTTGAATTAAATATTTACACGGCATTTAAAGAAAAATCCATATATGGTTTAGCTAGATTAGCTGGCCATAATCCTACTAGAGCAATAAGTGCAAGAGGAACTTTATCACTTAATATAAAACCTGGAGCAGCTAATGAAGTAGGAACACCGTTTGTTTTTGTTTATAACAATACTAGGATTATAAATGTGAATACAGGATTAGAATATTTGATGAAAGTAGATAATTCGACTGAACGAGTAAAGATAGATTTGACAACAAACGGAATATATAAATTTAGAACTATTCAAGGAGAAGCAGAAGAACAATCTGTGGTATCAACCGGAAAGAATCTCCAAAGTTATAATTTTGGTTCTAAGACTCAAGTAGAAAATGATACGGTTGAGGTTTTTGTTAATGGTGATCAATTTGGTATCGCGGATTCATTATATGATATGACTAAAGGTGAAAGAAGCGCTATAGTCAAAACTGGAATTAACGGCGGTATTGATATCTATTTTGGTAATGATGATTTTGGATATGTTCCTAAATTAGGTGAACAGGTATTAGTTAGGTATATAAAAACCATGGGTGTTCGTGGTAATTTATTTGCAGCTTCTGATATTCTTAAATGGAAATTTGATGACAAGGGATTGAGCAATATTGGTGAAGAGGTTGATTTAAACGATGTATTTAACGTTGGTATAGATAAGCCTTTCATATTAGGTTCACCACAAGAAGATATAAATTTCACACGATTAATTGCACCTCGTACATCAAGAGCGTTAGTTCTTGCAAATCCAGATAATTATGTTGCATTTTTATCTCGATTTGATTATTCATATGTAGATGCTTATACAACATACGATGATGAATATATCGATGATGATAATGTGGTCTATTTATTTTTGGTACCAAATGTTCAAAGCAGATTATCTAAAGATTCTGATTATTTCACAACAGATGAATCTAATTTTTATTTAAGCTCTGATGAAAAAACTGCATTATATTCATACATTCAGCGAAGTGGTAGACAAGTCGTTTCAACTGAATTAAGTGTTGTAGATCCTATAATTACTAGATACGCAGTGAATGTTATTCTTAGGATATTTGATGGTGTTGACCAAGCCACTATAAGTGCTGATATTATTGCATTATTGTCTCAATATTTCTTAAAGGTTCAACGTCGAGATAAAATACCGAAATCTGATTTAATTGCATTAATCGAATCAGTAAGCGGTGTTGATAGTGTTAATTTGCAATTTGTCTCTCAGCTTAATGAAGAAGCTATGAGATATGGATATTACTATAAGACAACATATAAAATAGATTCAATACGGTCTATTAAAGAAGCTATTAGAACTAAAGTAACGTTAGAAACAAATTCAGCAGGAGATGTTATACAAGATCCGAATTTAGGATTAGATAAATTCGGTGATATTGTAATTGGCCTTAATGAGCTTCCAATTATTCGTGGAGGTTGGTCTGATCGAGAAGATGTTTTCTATAGTACAGATATTAAAAGCAATAATATATCATCAGTTAATGTAGTCATAGATGAAATAGTAGATGAGAATTTATCTATTCAGATTATGAATCAAAATAAAAATATATTAATTAACAATGAACGAAAATCCTAAAAACATATACGAGAATTCTTTAAAATTTGGAGAACAACGTAAGAATACCGGATTCAATTATCATGAAGAAGATATTTTGCTAAAGAAAACTATGATGCCTAGAATGTTTTTAAATAGAAACGTAGCTGGGTTTTTGACGAGGATAAATAATATAATGGTTAACAATATTGATGCAGTTAAAGTTATTAGAAATTTCTTTAATTACACAGTCCCTAAAAATGATTTGAACACAGACTAAATGAGCTTACGACAAAATTATTCATGGTTAAGGTTTTTTAACAGGGATGGTGAGGATTTAAATTTCAGCTATGACGCTGAAAATGATAAATGGAATGGAACCATTTATATACCTAGAGTCTCGGCAGACCTTATTGGATATGAACCGGTTTATATATTAGAAGAGGTATGGGATGGTGTAAATAATCAATCGTTAGGATTAAGAAAACCTAGAAAAGCTAATCTTACTGCATTATGTCCTGGTGCAACATCAACAAATATTATTGCAAATTGGAAGGATGAGACCCCAGGTTCAACTACAGATAATGTCACTCAGCTTTTTATGTGGGATATCACTGGATATCCTGGACCAGAACCAACAATTACAAAGTATGATGAATTAGATATAGAACTTGGTGATTTTACTGGAGACTTAGTAGGTCCTAGTGGTGGTGGTGCAACCGGTCAATTAGTATATTCTGGAACTAGCGTTCAACCATTCCTCAATGAAGCTATTTCTCTGCGAGTTGGATTGCAATCCGATGTTGAAGATTCATATAATAGAACCCTTCAATTAATCGATCCGAATTATTTAATTGAAGATCCTTATAATACATTTGTATGTACTGGCTCTACTCACGTTTTTTGCGAAATTCGATATTACGGTGAAACTGAAGGTGAAGATGAGCGATTGGAAACAATGGTTGAGAATCTAGGTGCAGTTATACAAAATTCTGATAATAAAATATTTGACGATACTGATATTAATGAGCCATTACCAGATTACATAAAATTAAATACCAAACGAAAGGAACTTTTATTAGAATTCGACAATATATTCCCATTCACTGGTGCATATAAAGCTTTAATTAATATTCTTAAATGGTTTGGATACGATCAAATAACATTAAAGGAATATTGGTTAAATATAGCTGAATTGAATGGAGAAAATGCAGAAGGTGTTAAAAGACATCGATATAAGCAAACTCCAATTGAAGATTTATTTAGTACAAATCCTAAAACTTCCAATACATCCACGGGTATTATTCCATCTAAACTTTATAAGAAAACTTCTAAGTTTGGATTGTTCTATGATATCACTCGAGATAGTGGGCTATATGATGATGATGGATTGCCTATTGTTGAAGAAGCATTCTTATTTTCAAATGAGGAAGTTCTAATAAAATTATATGCATTAAAACAAAAGCTAAAAAAATATTTCTTACCCTTAAATGCACAAATTGTTGATATCGTCGGTGAAGCAGTTTTTTATTCTTTATATGACATAAATATATGGTCAGATCTATTAAGAGTTGATGATGTTGAATTAAATATCAATCCATGTGTGAAAATTACACCAGAAGATGGATGTAGTTTAGTTAAGGATTTGACTGCAGAGAGTTTCTTAGGAGTTAAAGTTCCGCCAGACTTAAATATTGCTGGAATTAGTAATTTTGTTTCATATGCAATTGGAGTAACTCAAAGTAATACTTTAGTTCCTCCAGGACCTGGTGATGGATCTGGATTAGGTGATACTTATACAATAACCGATTCGGTTTCTGGTTTATCGATTGATTATACCACCCCGAGCTTTGGTCTTACATCTGGTCAAATACGAGATGGAATTATTGATGAATGGAATTCTCAAATAATAGAACCATGGTCACAATTTACACTAACTAAAGAATTAGGCCAAGATGCAACTACAGGACCAACATTCACATCCGGATATTCATGGTTTTATGCAATTCAAAATGATATAATTGGTCCAACTGGTGGAGTTGGGTTTATTCCAGGTATTACTGGTGCACCAGGTCCAACTGCTATATTATACAATACTATTGGAACTACTAGCATTTCGTATGATTATGGTTCTTCCGCAATATCCTATTATGCAAGTGCATTTATGGGATATTTTGATGGATATGATAGAAATGCAGCGGATCTTAATGATTATCCATGTGCACCTATTGCTGCTCCATTCTTATTAGAAAATTGTTCGTTTGAATTAGATTGGAATGAAGCTTCTTCTATAAACTGGAATATATTAGATTACAAATCTCCAGGCGGAACCATTGGAATTAATTATTCTTATTTTGATTATTCATACACTGATGCATCATATCCATTAGGATCAACTAATCCATATACCGGACTTACTGGTATAACTTACTCAGGACCTAGTGGTGGAACTACTTTTGCAGGTGCGACTCCAGGAATTGCATTGCATCCTCCAGGCCCAACCTATGTAACCGGTTTTACTGGCTCTACTGGACCAGGAATCAATCCTGTAACATACGATTGGGTAAATGTTGGATATCGTAATTTCTTTGAAATGGAATGGACTATCACATATGACCAAGATCCAACATGGAAAATAGAAAGTGGTTTATTAAGTTTAGAAGATGGAAAGAATTTTCCAATATTGCTTCCATACGTTGGAACGTATTCAATTGATTTGAAATTATATGACCATTTTGGTAGTGTCTCTAGATATTATGAAACATCTAAATTATGCGTTGATACTAAGCAAATTGATTTCATAGGGCACTACAAATCTAGAGAGTGTAATTACACATGGGACGACAAAACGATCCTTAGACAAAGCGAAATGTATCCAGCTCCATCTAAAGATACATATCCAGATTGGAACGTTTATAATAGCATTTGGGATTTACCTTTACAAGAGAATGAAGAATTTAGAATGCAAGATCTAACATATAATGATCTCGATCGAATTGAATTTTACCAAACTCAAAACGATCCACAATTCCATGGATTCTGCGATGAGGTATCAACGTTACCATTGGTTCCGGGAGTTACAGGATCTTCAGGACTAAATGATTTAGATTCATATAAGTGGAATCTTATAGAAAACAATGCTATATGGGATGATGTTTGGCATCTTTGGTGGGAAGGTATTGGTCCAAAAATAACACAAATACGAGTAGATTCGCCAACTATAGACGATTCAACTACGTCGTTTGGAGCATTTGTAATTACTGAAGAACCTTTGCCTTTAAATTCTTCAAAACAATTTGCAATATATAATAGCTTAACTGAAATTACTGGACTTACAGCTGTTGAATACGGAGACATCGCGAAAAATATAGATCCTGGAGCAACTGGGACTAGTAATGTTTATCAATACTTCTATGGATCACCGAGCGACATTGGTGCAACTGGTGGAACTTCCGGATTTCCTAATACATCTACCGGAGCAACTGGACCTGGTTGGATAGAACAGGATTATATAATAGATCATATTCTATTACCAAATCCAAATTCTTTTACTGGAGCTACCGCATATAAAGAAATTGTGAGATTAATTAATGAAGGCTTGCAAGATACTCCAAATGACTATCCTATATTTAATGACCTTTTAGTTTATTACAACGAAGAATATATCGGTGCAACAAACATGTTGGATCCATTTATTCAGTTTGTATCTAAAGATCCTAGTACAAATAAGAAATATCATCTAAGATATCAAGGACCTATAAATGCTAGTTATTATCCACAGTTGCCTATTTATACTGAAGGTGCTTCGGCTGATTATGCTGATACTTATCAAACAGTCAATTTTGGAGATATGGGAGATATTCCATATCATTTTGAAATATTTGCAACTGGTGCTAGCGGCGGAACTCTTTATTTACCAGGATCTACAACATCTATTGATCTTTATGGAAATATTACAACGGGATCTACTCATTGGCCTTATCAAATCGGATCAACATCTTTACCTGACCTTTGGCAACAATTAACATATATGAGTCAAGGTCAAGCACCAACCGGTCCAAGTGCTGGAGCAAGTGCAACCGGTATTAATGGTCCTATATTAGATTTTGAATGGAATATTGTTTATGGAGCTTCTGGATATACTGGATCTACTACATCGTTCCCACCTCCAGCGAGCTTAGTCCCTATAAAAATTCAAGGTTCTAAATCTTATTTTAGTAGCAATGATTATGACTGTGTAAAATTTGGACCAATTGGTATTACTGGAGCAACGGATTCTGTACTAGGAGGAACTTCTGGATTTGCTGGAACTATGTGCGGAAGGTCAATAACACCTAATTCTAATTGGGATACGTTACGAATACATAAATATACAAAAGAGTTCCCATTACTCACTCAAATTCAATTTAATTATAGTTTATCGACTATGTCTGGTAAGACATCGCCACAATGGACGTTGATTAAAGAAAATGACAAAAATTGGGAGAATATATACTATAATAATCCTTACTTCAGTTATATGTTCACTCAGAAAGGTAGTTATACTTTAGAGTTGCAAATAACTGATAACCAAGGAAATATCAAAACGAAAACGAAAAAAGAATTTGTAAAAATTATTTAAAAACATGGCAGTAACAACAACAACGATCGCAGGAACTGATTCACTTAGTGGTTCTAGAATTACGATCAACGACAACTTCAAAACTTTAGAAGATGCGTTAAATTCAGTATTAAGTGCATTTGATATAGTCAGTGGACGCTTTGATAATTCATTATATGGTAGCGCTAATGACATTTTAACAAATGGAGTGGTAATCAATGGAACTGGTTTAACTAATGCTTTAACTCTCAATAGCGGAAACCTACAACTTTTATCTGGTAATATAACTTTACCGGTCGGTAATTCAATATTCATTGGACCTTTATTAGAATTAAATAATTTTGATGTTCCGGAAACTTCAGGCCCTGGATTTTATCCAACATGGGATTTAAGAGATCCTGGTGCAACTTCAGATACAGTTGGTGGTCTTATTTTACCTAATCTAACTGGAGCTGGATTCACAGCAATCGGACCAACTACTGGTATACCTGATGGAATGTTAGTATTTACTGATGAGGATGCTGCATCATTAACCCCATTAAGGTTATGGTGGGCTAACGGACCTGCTGGAGCAACATGGTATAAAGTAGCCGTAACAGTATAAATTAAAAACAAAAAATTAAATGGCGACTCCATTTCTTAAACCGCTAAGAGTACAAGGAGGTACATTTTTTACCTTCGCCTCTTCTGCAAAAGATATATCAAAGACTTTTACTGATGACAACGCTAGATTTGTCTTTAGTAAATATGCTCTTTTAAAGCTTCCTAAAACTAGAACCCCGCAAAATGGTGATAATAGTGTTGTATGGGAAGCATTAGATGCATTAGGTGGAGGATCTTCTGCTGGTAGTGCAATTGCAATGGGATTTCAACCGCCAATAGATAATAATAGATATTTCTCACAAGCATTTCAATCGTATGCTTTAAATTTTGAACAACTTGTTTTAAATAGCAATAATAATTTTGGTGATATTTATGATGAAACCGTTTTATCTACAACATCTGAAAGAATATTTTGGCATTTTTTAAAGAATATTAACGCGATTAGATGGCAGGATGCTAATACAACAAATGAATCAGTTGTTACTAATCGGTATCGAGAAGAACCAGTTATGCCTGGTCCAACCGCGAATTATGAATCGGTAGTTAAGTATTTAGGAGATATAGAAGTAATAAATAATATCAGTAAAGGTGGCCAATCTTATTCTGAAATTTATATCCATGTACCGACAAGCCATGGTAACACGCCGCTCGTATTATTTAAAACTGAAGAGGATGCTAATTATAAACCTAATGAAACTTGGAATAATGCTAGTGATTACATATTTGGTAGAGAAGCTGGATCTGGTTCTGGTGGTTTATCTAACGATGCTTTTTATGATGATTTAGGAACAAACGAATATATTCTTAGTTCAACATTTGGTGATACCACTATTGTTGGAACCACCGCTTGGTCAGGTAGTGGACCTGGAGTAGAGATTCCAGTAAATATTTCTTCATTGGATGGCGTTCAATTAGATTTCAACCCAGAAGATTATTATCCAATTGCAAACGATGCAGCATTAACAACGATTGATAATTTCAATGCATCTGCTATGGCAAGTGATTTTGAATTTAACATTTGTTTATTATATTATGATACTTATGACGTTTCAAATCCTGATAATTTTGCTAGAAATCTTTATGGTGTACTAGTAATTGATGATTATGAAAATGGAGTTATTGAATCAAATCTTAAAAACTTTAAGAAATTTAAACCTAATGCAGTTACTAAACTTAATGGTAATTCATATGGACTGAAGCTTAATTTAAAGTTTGATACTGAGAATGATAATGTCGGAGTGGAAACCGTTATTCGAGAAGATCTAACATTTGGAATGGATCTATTTGCAGATGCATCTGTTAGATTACAAGAGTCTGCGGATATGTTTCAAGATCAAAAAATTGAATTAATAAATATTGAAAATAGATTAACATCATTAGAACAATATTATTTTAGTCAAGATACAATAGATTTACTTACCGCTAGAGTTGATGCACTTCAAAGTGGATTGAATAATGCTCAATTAAATTATGAAGATGATACTACATTATTAGATTTAATTAGACAGAATTCAACAAACATCAATGACATACTTATTGGTAAGGTAAATGTTCAATTAACATACAATACTGATGTTATTCAACCTGGACCGGGTATTGCAATTGATAATTCAGTACCTAATCAAATATCTATAATCAATAAAAACCAAGGATACTATTCATTTGTACCATGTCTTAATGATTCTGGTCATCTGGAATATGGTATTGCAAATGGTGACACTCCAGGATCTACCGCAGATGGTAATGATTTAGTGCTTGGAGAATATACAAATTATTTTAGAAATATTGGTGCTACTGTATCAACTATAAATGATAATCTAAATATCAATATTAATGATACTAATTACAAATGGAAGCAAGGACAAACTTTTAGAATTGTATTTGCTGACGATATTGACTTAGATACATATACTATAAACTTAAAAACAGATTCGCAAAATGTAAAAGGTTTTGGAAATTATGGAGTCTTAATCGGTTCTTTAACTATTGCAGATCTTGTTACAACGAAACCTATAATAGAAATAACTTGTGTAAATGAAGTAGCATATACATTTTATGTAGATGTAATCAAATAAAATTAATAACAAATGGCAGACACAAACATAGATTTTAGTACAAAGTATTCTTTATCTTCTTTACTTAATAACCTTTTAAGGGTTAATCAAAACAGTTTAGAGATAATGAATAAATTGTCTGATATTACAACTACAGATTCTGATGTGGTTGAGATAGATGTTATTGATGAAAATAATCAAATAAGCAAAGTTTTCGTTCCTAGTTATGGACAGATTAAAGCAGATATTAATAGATTAGATACAAACATCCAACAATTATCTGGAATTGGTGAGTCTAATGCAAATGTCCAATTACAAGATGGAACATTTAGAAAATTGATCCTTTCAAATCTTAAGCTAGAAGGTAAAACCATTGCAAATATGGCTTCTCCTACAACATTTGATTCTAAAGCGAATTGGTTTTTTGAATCTTTTCTTAATCCACTTTTATACATTTCGTTTAATTTTACTAATCAGATTCCTGCCGATACTGAAAGATGTAAAGTGCAACGATTTATATTGAACCTCGATACAACAAGTAAATTAAATATTTGGAATAATCAACTCAATAAAGCATCTAATTTAGATTATGTTACATTCTTTCAATTACTATTGAATAATAATATAACATACTTTTTGGATGAAGATGTAGTTGACATGCCTCCAAGAGATATTAGATATTTTGGAAATTTCACAGTTCAAAGAATATTTGATGATATTGTTGATAGTGAAGTTGATGGTGTATCATTTCAAAAGAGACGATTTAGATTTCAACTAGATACTATCAATTATAATGATGCAGTTTCAGAGTATACTAAGACTCAACAATTAAAAATCGGAGATTCTGTTCTATTAGTCGGAAATGGTACGAGTAATAATACTAGATTCCGAGTTATCAATATCGATGAAGATTCTGGAAATATAATTGAAATAGAATTAATGGAAGGTTTTGATACCATAGCTATTGGATCAAGTCTTTCATATTATAGTCCAGATAGTGCACCGGTACAATTAGATATTAATATAGGATTCAATGAATATAATGCAGTTTTTGTTAAACCAATCAATCCAGTATCTAAGATACCGGCATTAGAATGGTCTCCTGGAGTTGCTTTTTATACAAATGATTTAACAATCTTAGATGAGACTGGTAATAATATAAGTTTAGAAGAATACTATAAAGAACAAGTTGTTGATTTTGGTACATTTTTATATGGAATGGCTAAAGATGGATTGCCTCCAATTACTCTAGCTGAAACACCATATGTTCCTGGAGCTACATCAACAGACTTTCAAGTTCTTCAAATTAATAATCATATAACGGATGTTGCAAGAATTGATAAGATAAAAAATCTTCAATCAGAGCAACTAAGTATCAAATCTGAATTAGATCAATTAAATAAATCTATTAAGCAGAAAAAGGCAGATATTAATACTAAGCGTTACACGTCACAGGCGGCGAGAGATACCGATCAGTCAGAATTAACTGAATTAATTAACAAAAGTTCATCGGCTTCTACGTTATTAAAATCCGCAGTTGATGAAATAATTGCATTAGCAGAATCTGATAATCTTGAAGGAATAACACCGAAATATCGAGTAAAAGGATTTTGGCCAGTTCCAGATCCAAAACCTTCAGCGGCTACAGAACCTCAACAAGTAATACAATTTAAAGTTAGATACCGATACCTTACTCAAGGTGGTGGATCAAATCAACCGGATCAAATAGAATTTACTGATAATAATGGTGTTGTTAGACGTGGTACATTTAGTACTTGGCAAGAATTTTTGACTCCGGTTAGAAAACGAGCTAAAGATGAGGCTGGTAATTATTATTGGGTTGCTGATGATGTTGAAAATGCAGATGAGGTAAATGCAAATCAATTAGAAATTCCTATTAAACAAGGTGAAGGTGTTGAATTTCAAATTAAATCAATATCTGAAGCAGGATGGCCAACCAATCCAGCAGAATCAGATTGGACTAGTGGTATTTCTGTTAATTTCCCAGATGAATTAGTTTCGACTAATGAAATAACAACAATCGTCGAACAAGCTAAATTGGCATCAGAAGCTTTAGAAATTACAGCAGCATTGGCAGATACCGGAGTTACTAAACATATATCTGAACAATTTACACAAAACGAAACTTTTTATGCTCATCCATCTAAAACAATTGCAAGTGGTTTTTTAACAGACGAACAAAATGTAATTAATTTGTTTGAGAAGCTTACAAATTTCGAAACTCGTATTAGATTAATCGAAGAAGCTATAACCGGAGAAAAGGGACTTTTACAAGTTGTTATTGTGGATAACCAACAAAATGAAACAACTGTTAAGAAAGATACAATTGTATCACTATTTGCTGGTAATTATAAAGATGAGGTTGAATCGCTAGATATTAGTAAAGGTGTTATTGTAAGTAAGACATATTCTCTTAGACTTACAAATGTAAATGCATCGACTTTAGAATTATATGCTAGAGAATATGGTAATTATACTCAACGAGTTAATGCATCAAATACGGGTGGTACTGGATATGATGTAAATGAAACTGATTATAATACAACACGAAGATATGATTCAGTTCCTTTAGGACCATCAAATATAAGTGATGATAATATATTAAATTACGATCAATTCGCAAGCTTGCCATTACAAACCGGTCAAGTTAAAGGACAATTTATAAATGCTCGATATCAAAATATCACAGGAACCACTGCATATTATGAAGGTTTAGATGGAGCAAATGGAGAGCCATTAGCTTTTTTACCTATAGATCCTCTAAACGGTTTTCCGGCGATTGGAACAAATTTAGCTAATTATACTCAACATGAATATAATCTTTCTGGACAATATCCAATTGCTCCATCAGCTGGAGTAAACCAATTTATATGGGATGGCCAAGGAGGATCAACCGCTGATACTGTTCCATTAGCTAGTATAACTGGAACTGATCCTGGAATGACAAATGGTATATATGTCCATAATTTACATCCGCTTATTCCTGCATGGGGTGCAGTAACTGGTATTGGACCGAATCAAATTGGAGCTGGTGGACCTACTGGAGTTAGAAACTCAGGATTTGCACCATTGCAATCAAATGAATTGACAAGCGGTAGTCTTAAACAGGCTGCATATTATTATTGGTCAGGTATTGGTGCTGTTAAAGAAGCTAAGATAAGTAAAATGTCATTTGAAGAAACCGATCAATACTTATTAGGCCGGAATTCATGTGGTGCATATTTATTCTTATCTCCTACTAATAATACTGGAGCAATTAATGTTGATGGATCAAATCAATTATCGGTTAAGTCATTGCAATTCGGTTCAACGAATTCTATAAATATACCATTGGTGTTTCAATATCGTATGACGGACTTCTTTGGAGAAGGTATTACTGGTCTTGGAAATATCGGTGGAGATTTAACTGGAATTACGCAACAAGTGCAATATACTAAAGGTCTTGGTATTGATATTTACTCAAATCAAAATGAAAGATTTTCATTCGATGTTCAAATAACTGCTCGATATCGATCGAAATCACTTCAAATGACGGATGTTCCATCAAGGAGCTTAGAAAATGTAGTTGATGATTTAACTAGAACTGTTAGAATAATGAATCCGCAATTATCTGGTGTTTCGGCTGAAAGTGTTGCTAGAAATTCAGGTAATAGCAGTAGTCTTGAGGGTTCTATTTGATAATCATTTTAGAAATGAGATAAATATAATATGAACAAACCTATTCTTCAAAAAACCTCTTTTGGTATATTACGTACTAACCCTAAGTTAACTTCAAATGTTAAGTTAATTGCGGATAGTAAAGATACAATATATCTAGAAAGCTTTAGTGCAAATTCAGAATTATCTAAATCTAAATATAAAGGGTTTAAGGTTTCGTCTGCAAGTGATTATTACTTTGATTTATATAGATTTTATAATCAAGGAAGTTCAGTGGCTAAAGAAACTTCATTCGATCTTTTTGAACGAAGTAATAGTTTATCCATTAGTGATAGATACGGAGTTCAATTTGATATGAATTATGCTTATGGTGCAGAGCCTAAAAACTCTAAACTATATCCTGAAGAATTTAGCTTACTAGCGCCATTGTGGATAGAGCCATCAAATATACCTGATTATTTTATTATATGTCGAATTGAGGATCCTGTTTCAATAAATACAAAAACTGCTACAAACGAAGCGGATCTATCGATAATTGAATCGATAACAGATTCTAATAATTTTACCGATAACATTTTAAAGAATAGTACAATCATTACTAAATTTGATTTAACAAATGAATCTAATTTAGGCCGATATATTAGAAGACATGCAGGTAACTCGGCATTTCCAGAAAGTGCAATGAATGCAAAATGGGAAAAGGATAAGTATTTTCAATATAATGGAATTGCTTTAGATAGGCCTGGTTTTGTTTCTCGTACAAAAAATATGTATTATGAATCTTGGCCGAACGATTCTACCATTATAGAATATGAAAATTCTTTAACTAATGGGTTTTCTGATTTAAATGTGGTTCATCCGAATATCATTAATTTGGAATTCTTATTTAATGATGATACTGTTGATGATTATAGATTTCAAAGATATTTTGGTTTATATGTTAATAAAGCTGAGTATAATAAATTCTTTTTAGATGGTGATGCATTATTTCAAGATAGATTTAATCAAACATCACAATTACCTATGCCTATACAAAATGAGATAGGATATGATAATAATATTAAAGATCAAATACAAACTAACGAAAACGGTATTGTCTTATATGCTGAACAACCGCCGATAAGTAGTATTAATGGAACTAGTTTCTTCCCAAATGAATTAGTATATGATACCGCTAGTATAGGTTATGTTGAAGATGCATCTGGTGAATTTCATAAAATTAAAAATTCTAGTCAATTTGATTCTGGTACTATACGACTAAATGATACATCAATTAATTGGAAAAACTTTACAGGATTTCAAGATCCAGAAAATTATGTTAGAGCAGAATTTAATAATGATGTAAAAGGTAGACCGGCTTGTGTAATTGAGTTTACATCAAAGCCTATAAATGATGATGAATTTAGAGTCTTTTTTACAGATCCAACTGATCCAAGTCAATTAGAATTTATAGATTCATTTACGCTTATAGCATCTGATACAATACCTCTGACTACCAGTGACTCAAATTTATATAGCTCTAACGGAACTATGTCTAATATCGCAGTAGCTTTTGCAAAATGCTTTAATGACCGAAATGCATATTATCCTGATTTGATCACAGTCTCTGCAATTGCAATTGGAACAAAGGTTGTTATATTCTCTCGAATTCCTAGCGAGACATGGAATAAAATTAAAGTTACTTCATTCTCACAAGCTACAATAGAATCTGATATTGCCATAAATTTTATATCTGGACAGAGTACCGATTATACAACTTCTTTATATGAATCTAGCCCACAACCGTTTACTGCGGTTCTCGGATTTTTGGCTACTGGTCAATTCGTTGGTGGTAATAATAATACTTTAGCGAAGATTAAGGTTGCATCTAGCACCACCGAGTTGTTTTCTACTGATAACTATTTGACTACAGATAAAGGTTTTTCTAAAATATTAAATGTGATTCCATATCTAGATCAGCCAATTAAAAATGAATTAGGTGAGATCATAGGATTCACAGATTTTGATGATTATAATACAGTCAATATAAGTAATAATGAACAAAATATTCTATTAACATCATCTCAACAAGCAATAATAACTCCATTACGATTTAATAATTGTGGACTATTATCTGTATACCCGATGAAAGATTTTGATTTTGACTTTTACAATGAACAATACAATAAGGATGCCGATTCCGATACTTCAAAATTACGTGCATTTTATTTAGGTCAGACTGGACCTTATGGCCAGACATCATCATTCCCATTACCATTAGATGCTGGTTTAACCGGCTCAACTGGTTGGATTGATACAATCATAGGCCCATCATCATCATTTATAGAAAATGGAGGTTTTCAAAACCTAATGGGTATATCTAATTTATTGGAAGATACCGATTCGACAGTGTACAATGAATATGATAGATTAAAAGAAAATGATGTTAAACAATTAGTATTAGATTCTAGAGTGGTCCCGTTTATTAACAAATGGGTATTTGATGATGGTAGTACGGATGTCAGACAAAATCCTTATAGATTGAATGTTGATGCTTCATTTAGATATTCTAATTTTGGTCCATCGTTTAGAGAATTTCAAAATAATCCTAAATTCTATACACATGAATGGTATTATCTTCAAAAATATCCACCATATATGGACTTCGAGGAACGTAAAGATTCTTGGTCATATTTTAATAATGCAATTAATATTGGATCCACTTATGCAGCTGGAACTACATCACCAGATTTTGGTTTAGCTACGGTTGATGGACCTACTGACCAAGATTTAGATTACTTCTCTGAATATTTTACGAGAGAAACCATCGATATTCCTGGTTCTATATTACCATATCCGGTTAGTCAAGAAACTAAATATTCCACATTTGCATATGGAACCGATGTAAGATTCGCAGAAACTTTATTTAGAGGTGCAAAAGTAATTGTTAAAGAACGTTTCGAAGATTCTGATATTAATTACAATATCAATCAAAAGAAGTTAAAGAATAGTACAAAATATAATGACTATAAATTTGCATCTATTATAAGTCTTGTTGAAAATGGTATAACATACAAAATTATAGAAAACGAAAAATATAAAACAATAACATTAGTAATAGAAGCTGGGTTACAAGATCCGTATTTTACTAAGTTTGGTGAAGCTGGAGCAACATCCACAGATCCAAATGATTATTTTATAGACAGAACTTTAATTTATACATTACGGGATAAAATAGGACCTACTGCTGGAGTTTATATTCCAGCAAATAAAGATTTAAGCGGAGCTATATCACATTGGGCAGGGCCTAGCGGGAATGTTACAATATATGGTAAAACTAATTTTACAACTGGAACTAGCCCAAATTTCTTATCAGAGCTACAAACTCAGGAAGATGGTTCTTATAATAATATTGTTATACAGCATCCTACTAATCCAGGATTAGTTTTTGTTATTGAAGATATTATATCAGCTTCTGCAACAAGTATCAATGCTTCAAATATTCAGTTATATCCATTTCCATATATTGGTGATGGCACCGATATTCCTACCGGTACAAATTTATTAACAGGCCTGTGGTACAATGGTGAAATTAACTTGCCGACTATATTTAATGATTTTGCATTATGGTCTGAAGTTCCAGAGTATCGTGGAGGTGGATACCGTGGATATGAAGGTATTATAGATGATTTGGCTTTTGCAAATATAGCGGATGCTTTTAATTCAGGAAACCCTAATATAGAATACATAACATATAAAGAAGATGGCTCTATCGTAAATAATGATAAAATTATAGAATTATCATTGCCTATCGAAGCCATTAAAGCTAATTATTTAATACCTGTCGAAGATACTCAAGTACCAAATGAATTAGATTCTGTTTTATCCGGTAATGTTGCTGGATATCAAATGAGTGCATCAAATGAAGCTATTGTTAATGTTATGTCACGATATGATGGACGATATCAACCTAAATTTAATGATGTTTTATATTTCTTAGATTATGACGAAGCATACATACCTAATACATCTACTGGTATAACTGGTCCTAGACATTATGGATTCGATAATTATTTGAATTTAGAATTTAATACATACGAATCAAAGTTCGGATTTATCAATAATTACTTCTATAATAAATGCAATCCTGAAAATTCCCAAGGAGTTTTGAGGTTATCTAATACTAATTTACCGAGTGTTTATCCGAAGATCGGTGAAATTGCTATAGACAAACGAGATTTTTATACATTCTTTAGTAATTGGGATATGGGTTATTATAAGAAAGCTGTTGATCGAACCACTGAAGAATCGATCATAGGATATCGTGGAGTCTTAGAAAACAAATCATTCTTTGGATCTAAAATCATAAGCATTCCTGATGAAATAAGATTAGAGAATTTTACGGTTATTGATATTGATGATTTAACTGGAGGTCTTGCTGATATAAGCAATGTTCCGGAAAGTGTTGTAAAAACTATAAATGATACATCTACACCAAAACCTAACAACCAAGTAACTTTAAAACAAGAATTGGTTTTAGATGTATTTACTACAAAATCACTAACAGATTTCTTACGAGCAGATGGTTTTGATAGTGAATTCAATAAATATATAAACCCATCATTCAGCTTCGGTGAGGCTGGATTAGATGATGATATTATAAAGTACATCCAAGATAACATATTTCAACGATATTCTATTAAACGTATTGTTTTCTATGAAAATAGATTTGCAAATAATGTTAATCAATTAAATACCATCGAATTAGACCTATCTAATTTTGAATTATTGAAGAAAGGGTATAAGATAAGTGAGAATTTAAGTGTTAAATATTCTACTGAATCTCCGCTCAATTTTACTTTGATATATAATATACCAAAGCTAGATAATTACTCGATATCATTTAAAGTAGATCTAGAGAAAAAATAAATTAGATAATGGCAATAGTAATCAAGGAAATAATTCTCAGTGATAATTTAGAGAAGTTTATGGAGAAGGTCAATTTCAACTTTGATCAACTTCTATTAGCTGGTGGTGGACCTCCTGGACCTATTGGACCTATAGGTCTTATTGGACCTGCTGGACCTAAAGGAGATCCCGGAAACAAATGGTATGTTGGTCCGTCTGCATATGAACCTATTGGTGTTACTTATGAACAAGGTGATTTATTTTTAGCTTCTGGTGATGGTGGTAATATTGCTGGTATAACCGGTGAAGTTTATGAATGGGATAATACTGGAAATCAATTTGATGATACTCTTCTTAATCTAATTGGACCAACTGGACCTTCTGGAATAGCTGGTTCTAATTTAGGATGGAATGCTTATGGCGGTGCAACTCAAGGTGGAGTAGTGTATATTCCTAGTACACTCGGGGTTTTAGGTGCAACTGCAAACTTCCATTTTCTAAAAGGAGATACTTCGGATTTGCCTGGAACAATCGGCATTTCATTAGATACTCTTTGGTTAGGTGGTCTTACTGATGCACAAGCATCATTATCATTATATCCATTAGGGAATTTACCTAAAATATTTATTGCCCCTAGAACTACATTTGATTCAGAGGATGGATCTAATCAAGGCCTGGCCAATAGCGGTATTGCATTAGGGAAGGATTCTGGAAGTGGAAATCTTGATAATGCATCACCTGATAGCTTCTCAAACATATTTATTGATACTAATATGAATTTGAGAATAACTAATTTTACGAATTTTACTGCAGCTGCTGGATTAGCTGCAGCGAATAATACATTTATTGAATCTATGAATAACATCACTTTAATCGGTGGTGGATATTACGGTGGAACTGTTAATGGAATATCTCCAAGTACTATTGCATCAAGTCAAATTGGAGCTGGTCTTACTGGCATTACTGGGTGGAATGCTAATCCTGCAGGAATTATTAATATATCTGATGGCGGTGCACAACAAGTTATTCAAAATGAACTAGGATCTGATGATCTATTTAGAATCATTGGTGGTGGTGCTGGAACCCATACAACAGCAAATATGCAGGGTGGTGATCCTAGCGTTCAATTATCAGCTGGTGGAATAAATAGAGCTGACGGGGCCGGATACTATTCTATATCTATTGCTGGTAGAGATGTTACCGATTTCACGGCTACTGGTGCAAGTTATGGACGAATAATTGCTGGTTATAATACTGCTTATTATGGAGCTGCAAGAGATTGGATAGGATTAGCAACATATAGTGGTGTTGATAATAAAAATAAAGAAACGTTGACCGCGATCGATACAAATATTCACATCGGTCCGTTATCAACTATAGCCAGATCGAATATAACTGGGCCAGGGTGGAATCTCAATGTTGATGGACTAATACGAATGACCCTCACATCAGTCCCAGCGCCAAATACTCAAATTATTACGAATATTGGTAATGGAACAATGGCTTGGAGAACACCAGATATTGCTGGAATTCCAACTGGTACTGGTACTTCGAATCAATTAACGTATTGGTCTGGTTCAACAACTCAAGCCGGAGCTTCTGGTGCAACATTTAAAGCTGAATGGGATCCAAATAACGATGGTACTATTGGATTACAATATCAAGATACTAATGAAGGAATCGGTAAGGTACTCGTAGATGATGGTGCTGGTAATGGTAATGTTGTTTGGGGAGATGCTGATGGAACAAAAGTAACGATATTTAATGCAAGCGGTCCTCACGTAATAGATGATAGAACAAAAAGTTGGGATTGTGTATGTATTGCTGGTGGCGGAGGTGGTGGAGGCGGTGCTTGGGCTGGTCAGGTTTTCTTTGGGCCCAAACCTTTTGGTATGGTTACTGGTGGCGGTGGTGGCCAAGGTGGCGGTATGTCAAAAATGACAGTTACTGCTGCCAAAATAGGACCAGGTTCTGCTTTAGCTGTTACTGTCGGAACTGGTGGTGCTGGAGGTCTCGGTCGTCGAGGTCCTGGTTCGGTTCCCTACCGAGACATTGGCCCTGGAATTGCTGGAGCTGCTGGAACCAATTCATACATCTCAGATAAAGGAGATGAAATCATTATTGCATATGGCGGGTATGCTGGCGATGGTGGTGTTGTGACTACAGCCCAGACGTCTATTCCAACGACTGGTGTGGAAACACTTCCTGGCCGGAATCTATATAATCAGAATCGAGAAATTGGCCTAGGAGGCCTTGGAACTGAAGTAAATCCAGTTGGAATACCATCTTATACTTCAGGTTCGGTATCCGGATTCTTTGCTGAAAACATGGGTGGTGGATATGCTGGATATCAATATCCTGATGGTACTTATAACCTTCTACAAAGTCATGGTGCTGATACAATGAATGTTCCGACTGGAGGAGGCCTTGGAAGAACCTATAGTACTAGTAATAATGGTGCTCTATGGTCTGCATATACTGGAGGGGTTGGTGGAAAAATTATCGGCCATAATTTACTAGGTGGTTTAGTTGGTGCAATTGGTGCACCAGGTGGAGATGGACAATCAGCTGAAAACTATGTTGGAACCGGTGGTGGTGGTGGTGGAAGTCTGAATAATGTGGCGCTTTGTTATTCACCATCAGGTGGAGATGGTGGCCTTTATGGTGGTGGTGGTGGTGGTGGATCTGCAAGAACTGTTGTCTTCGATACAATGCTGAGTTGTATATTTGATCCTGGAGCAGGGACTGGTGGTAATGGTGCTGACGGAATAGTAGTAATTATAGAACATTTTTAATATAATATAAATGACAAATTTAGAAAAACAAGAAGTTGAACAAATAATATCGCAATATAGCAGTTGTTATAATGATATTGAATTTTTAGAAAAACAGATTGTTAAATTATTAGATGATAAAAATACATTAGTCACAAGACTTAATGATATTAGAGAATCTGAAACTCATCTCGTTGAATCTCTTAAATCTAAATACGGGGAAGATGCAGTATTAGATTTAGAAAAATTAGAAATATTGAATGAAAAAACTTAAGAAAATCTGGCTTTGGATATCCGGTGGAATTGCAATACTATTTGGATTGTTTGTTATTATTTTTAAATTCATAGTCCCAAATCAACAAAGAAAGGGTGAATTCAAAAAGAAGAATAAAGAATTAGAAAAAGAAAAGAAAGATATTGATACTAAAATTGTAAGTACTGAATCAGAAAAAGCGAAAGTTGAAAGAGATATTAAGATATTAGAAGAAAAAATTGCAGATGAATATCATTTACTTTCAGATGATGATCGAAAGAATGCAATAAAAACGTTAAATGATTTTAAAAGAAAATATGATAAGTAAATTACATACATTATTTTTTGCACTAATCTTTTTGATTAGCTTTAATTCGTACAGCCAAACCTCTGAGGATTCAGTGACGATTGCAAAATCGGAATTGACCGAAGTGTTTGCTGCAATAGATGAATTAGTATATCAAGATAGTATAAAAACTATTATAATTGAGGATATGTCTATGCAAATAAAAAACTATCAATTTGTTCATATACAAGATAGTCTTTTGTATGGTTATCGTGGACGTCAAATAGATATACTAAATGAACAGATAAATATATATAGCAAAGAATTAAAAGCTGTAGATAAATGGTATAAGAAGCCTTGGGTCGGATTCATCGGAGGATGCGCAACGATTACCTTAGCATCTTGGACATTAAAAAACATATTATTATAATGGCAACAAATTCATCATACATACAACTTAGTAGTTCGGTATTATTAGAATATGAATACAAAGATCAAAGTACAACGGTAAACGATTATACAACAGTTGTTGCACCTTGGTATTTGATGGAGAATGAACATGATAATTCTATTGCAATTTTCAATGATGATAATTCAACTGCATTAACTGGTAACGTTCGTACTAGAATGGGAACACCAACTGATGTTACTTTAGCTCAATATGGATATCTTCAATTATCTAATACAACATTACTCAACGATTATGATCCATTATTAACTGATAGCGCAAGTCTTCCGGTAGGATTTACAGCAACACAGGTTGTTAGTTATGATGTGGTTAGATTACATTTAGTACAAGGATTTAATTATGAAAATAATGATGGATTCCAATTCAGATTGGCTTTTGATAATAACAACGGCCAAAAGGTTAGATATCTAAATGTAGCATATCAAAAAGCTAATGACTATGCACAAATCAATCCAGAACCATTTATATTCGGTGGAAAGTATTATGCATCATATATAGAAATTAAAGTTCCTGCATTATACAATTTGATTAATGAGTATATGGTAGCATTAAATGCCGGATCGCCAACAGCTGATTTGCCAGCGGTTAAGTTATCTGGAGGAAGTGGACCAGAACCACGATCGTTAATCAACGCAGATTTCTCATGGATCGTAAGCCAAAAGGTTATTAATAATCAAACTTATTTTTATTCATATGATTTCAAATCGGTAGATTTACCTACATTAGATCAGTTTGCAAATGTTGCAGCGGTTGTTCAAGAATCTACACAAGGTGATTACCTAGAATTATATGCATCATATAATGGTTCTATTATTGATAATTATATTAATCAACTAAATGATGCACCAGGTAATGACTATATTATTCTACATGATTTGAATGTATACGAATATGTCTGGCCAAGTGGTGGAACTCAAGCTTGGATAAAAACCGGAGGTTTAGAATTTGTACAAGATAGTAATTATGAAGATCCTATACCATACAGACCGATTATACAAAATTCTTCGGCTTCTGCATATAGAATAGATTATACAGTTCGTCTATATAATAGAGATGATTCGTCATCTATTTGGAAAAATGCAAGTGCACAATTCAATGATGCATTAAAATATGGAAAATATTTAAGACGAGTAAATTTAGGAATTAATCCAATTCAGCCAAAGGTTTATAATCAAATCATAGACAAGAATTTGAATTTCTATGGGACTGTTGGAGAATCTTCAGCGGTTTCAAATAATGAAGGATACTCGAAATACGTAACATCATTCTTACAATCAAATAATGTTGTTATATCTTCAGAAAACGCATTTATTCAAAGGAATCCTGTTACTGGCCAAGTAGAAATTACAAGTGTTGGTAATAGTAATTCGCAGACAATCTGGGCACAAGGCCTTGCTAAAATCAATATGACTAGTAGTGATACATTTATAAAATTTGTGATTTATAAAGGAGATCCAACATCAACAGTGTCATTTATGGACTTAACTGGATTGGGCAGAGTATATTTAAATTTCTTTGCAGATAGTGGAGAAATAAATAAATTTGAAAAATATTCAACTCCAAGCATTTCAGAATCTAACGGGGAAATTCTATTTAAAATACCTGCAAAGGATTCTCAAAGAATTTCAGAATATGATAAAAAGCAATTTACTATAACGAGTAATAATGGTGATGCCGAATCTCAATTATATGTTGGTAGTTTCATCGTTCCTGGTAAAGAAGTAGAAAATTTCCAAGAGCGTAAAATCACAAATGTTGAAAAACAATTAGATGAAAGTGAACAAAAATACATATTAAAAACAGAATTATATGATGCTGAGGTTTTGACTAATGCATCATTACGTAGTGCAAATGAAATACAGAATGGAATAATTCAAGATTTACAAAAGGCATTAAACCAACAAGTAATAGAAAATAATGCATTAATTGCAGATGATGCAATTGATGAAGCTGAAAAGGCAGCGTTACAAAAAGAAATTGCAGATTTAGAATTATCTTCAGCTGAAGCTTTAACATCATTACAAAATCAATTAAATTTCGTAAAGAATTTTAATGGGTTACCTGGTTTATCTAAAGTAGATCCTGACTGCCCTCAACAATTTGTATCTGCCGGTAAAAATTCAGTGAGCATAAGAAAAACTTCTGCTGCTCCATTAACAAAACGAAATTAATATGTTTTTAAACGCAAGATCAGATTTATTTAAAGTAGAATTCCCGAGGACATTTATACCAAAATCCTTAAAGGATAAGTATTCGCCGTATGTATTCAGAATGCCTACTATGATTAATGATGTTACGGATTTGATTAATTATACAATTCAAACAGTTACTATACCAACAATGAACTATCAACCGGTTGAGCAAATGATTCCGGAAACTAAAAACAAATTTGCTTCAAATGAAATGTCGCCAAATTCTTTAGGGAATTCTTCGACTGAAGCTGGAAGAACGCATAAATGGAGAAGTTCTTCTAATATACAAGAAGTCTTTACAAAAGAGTTCACTGTGACCTTTCAATTAATTGATGGACATATAAATTATTGGATTCTTTTAGATACCTTGCTTTATTTTTATGACTTTCAAAACAGAGAAAGATTTACACAAAATATTCCAGTTCGTATATTAGATGCTGAAGGTAATGTAATGTTTACCGCGCTATTTACGGATTGCTTATTTACTGGATTGACTGAATATCAATTATCATATTCGGATCTATCGCAAGAATTTAAAACCTTTGATGCAACGTTCCAATATAATACATTAGCTCTCGAATTACTACCTGATAATAACGTAGACAAAAGCAAATTTATTCCTGGGAGTACTATCACCACATAAACTTTTATGCGGAGACACACAAATATATATAAATATAATAAAAAAAAGCGGCAAATAAAAATTTTTTGATCAGTTTTTTAAAAAAGTTATTAACAATTATGGAAAATCTTACAAACTATACTACTTCAGACGAGATGATTACATTCAACGATTATATGAATGTCAAAGATGAATCATTAACAGAAGCGCAAGAAGCGCAATTAGATGATGCTATTGCACTATTCCTTGCTGAAGGATATGATGCAACTGATTTAGATAGAGAAATGTTAGAGGAAGGGATATTTGGGTCTATTCTCGGAGGTCTTACTGGGGCTGCATTAGGAAAAAGTGTTGGTAAAATGCTTGCAAAAGTATTGGGTGTTCAAAAGGGTGTTCTTTACGATTTATTAACTTCTCGATTAGTTGGAGCTGCTATAGGTTCTACCATTGGTAATCGATTCTAAAAACAAAATACATGGCAATTATTGCAATTGACTTTTCAATTAACTCGACCGCTATTTGCGTTCAACACAACAACAAACTAGATTGGTATAACATAGTCTCAAATTTAAACCTTGAGCGGAAGCCGTTTATAGTACATAAAGAATTATCGGAATCTTCAGATAATGTTCATATTATTGGATATGATCGAAATAAACCAAAGGATCTTGATTATTCAGCTGAGCAGTCATTTAAGATTGCTAATGCTAATTTACATTCAGATATTATAATTAGCGCGTTAGAGCCTTATATTCGTGGGTTTAGTACTATCATAACATTTGAAGGTTATAGTTATGGATCTAAAGGTAATTCATTCATCGATTTAATAGCTTACAATACATTTCTTAAAACTAAATTAATGATGGAGTGCCAAAATGGCATACAAGTGGTTGCACCAAAATCAGTTAAAAAGGATTTCACTGGAAACGGTAATGCTGGTAAACCAATGATGGTAGAAACTTTTAGTAAAAGAACTGATATGATTTTAAAGAATGATCCAGTTCATAATTATGTTTCCAGCCAAAGCTTCGGAGATAACATTCCAAAACCGATCGATGATTTAGTAGATGCATATGCTATATTAAAATATACTGAATCTCGTATAGGTTCTAAAAGCTAGTCGGAGGATTTTACCCAGAATAATCAAATTATATCATTTAGGAATTTTAATAACAGTCTTTGCTTCAGTACATAACGGGAGATAACTTAGACTGACAGCTCAATGGCTTAGACTTTCAACTAGAAGATAGAAAATGGAGTAGAGAGATAGTAACTGTTCTTACTATATTATTTGACTGGAAATTAAAGATAATTATTATATGATCTATTTGAAGGACAGTTTCAACTTTGCTCACTTCTTTTGAAAATAATTTAAAAATAATTATATTGAAACTTTTCTATTGCAATTACATATAACTAATAACGGTTATACCACAATGGATAATCTAGAAATAAAGTAAAATTAATAAAGTAATTATGAGTACAAACAACACAAACGGAGAATTTGATCTATTTAATCTTTCATTAGAGGATTTTCAAAACAACGAACCGGTAGTCGAAAGAGGACCAGGGCTTTACAAAGCAAATCCGACCGAAGGGAAAGACAACGTCTACAGATCAGTGATCAGATTTCTACCTAACCCAAAAGATCCTAGAAACAGTATTATTAAAAAATATTCGTACTGGCTTGAGGACTCACAGGGTAATGCCGGTTATTTCGACTGTCCAACAACAGTAGGAGAAAAATCAATTATTGGCGATACTTACTGGAAGCTTGCAAAAAGCTCTTCGGCATTCGACCAAAAACAAGCTGAAAAAATCAGAAGAAAGGAATATTACTTCTCGGTTATTCAAATTGTTAAAGATCCGCAAAGACCGGAACTAGAAGGAACTCTTCAAGTATTTAGATTTCCAAAAACGCTTAAAAAATTCATAGATGCTCAAACATCACCATCTGTTGAAGATATTGAATTGAGTAATGCAGAACCATGTAATGTTTTTGATCTTTTCGAAGGTAAAGACTTTTCATTAAAAGTAACGCTTAAAGGAGGCTATTGGAATTACGATGAATGTAAATTCTTAAAACTATCTCCAGTTCAAGTAGATAAAGTGGCTATGGAAAATAACAACGAGTGTAAAGCTCAGATTATGGACTATCTAAAAGGTTCTCCAGATTTGACGGTTTATTACTACAAACCATGGAGCGATGAACAAAGAACTAAATTACATACAATATTGCAAGACCTTTCAGGTAATCCTGGATCATCTTATAATAATACATCTAATCCACCTTCTACAAAAACCGAACCAACTAATGATAAACCAAAATCTGCTATGCAACCTAATACAGATTTTGATACATCTAAAACCGATACCAAATCCGAATCAAGTAATGATGAAGATATGGAAAAATGGTTAAACGGAGTTTCGTAAATAACTTTTTAAGTAGCCCTGATTTATTTGATAAGTCAGGGCTATTAGTTTAAAGATGGAAGATAAAAATAACATATCAGCTAGCCTAAAGGAACGATTATTAAGCAAGTTACAATATATTCTTAGTAACGAATTTCATGGTGAAAAGGCTAGAATAAAACAAGGATATGATAGAATTAATTTTGCATGTCCTTATTGTGGAGATTCTTCAGAAAATCAATATAAGAAGCGAGGTAATCTTTATTGGAAATCATTAATGTTTCATTGTTATAATTGTTCTCATCATACGAGTGTAGTTAATTTACTAAAAGATCATAATAATGCATTGAATAGTGTTGAAGACGTTACAAGCGTTTTAGATTATATCGCAGAAAATAGAATTGATACAAAACCTATTGAATATCTTCAAGTTGGAGTATTTAAAGGTCTATCTGATTTAGCAATAGATAGATCTGAACTTATGAAACTACTTAACTTAGTTGAAATACAAAAAGGTACAGTTGCATATACATTTGTTAAAAATAAGTTTTTATTGAATAGACACAAACATTTTGCATGGTCAGATAAAAAGAATCAATTATATGTATTCAATCTATCGAGAGATAACAAAGTAATAGGATACCAAGTAAGAAATTTTGATACTAATCGAGCTAAATATATTAGTTTCACTATTGAAAAAATTTACAACGAAATTAAACGAGAACTACCTAAAATCGAAGGTATGGAAAAAATCAATACCCTCTCGCTTTATTATAACATATTGATTGTTGATTTAACAAAAACCTTTACAATATTTGAAGGCCCTTCTGATGCATTATTATATCCAAGGCAATCAATTGCTCTTAGTGGTGTAAATAAAAATTCAGAAATGTTCGATGAAATTCCAGGTGCAAGATATCTATTTGATAATGATGCAATTGGTAGAAGAACCATGGAAGGAAAACTTAAACGAAAGAAAAGCGTTTTTATGTGGAGAAAATTCATAAAAGAAAATAAATTAGACAGAGACATTAAAGATTTTAATGACTTAATAAAGTTTTGTTATTTTGATAGAAATACTGCATATAAAAATATAGATAAATACTTTACAACCAGTCCTTATGACATTCTTAACATTTAATAAATTTGTGAACGAAGAAATAGACGAATTTTTCCAAGAGGCTGATAAACATGGCAACTTGAAACTACCTGTTGATATTAATTTCAAAAAAATTAATCATCAAAAGAATTCGTTTATGGTCGAGCCTAAAATGAAAACAACTAAAATAAAGCATAAGAAAACCTGGGAAGGTACTAACAAAGGCAAAAACTTATTTTAATGGAATTATCTGAAGACAAATTACAAAAAATAGAAACCTTACTTGAGAAGGATCGAAAGGAATGGTCTGATAATATACAAAAACTAATTAGAAATATTGGAATCGCTGACCGATTATCAGCTGCTCAAGTAGATATGTTATCTTATAGACATATGATAACTGATAAAATAATAGAATTCAATATTATGCTTAACAAGAAGCGTTCTAACGATTCTAACTATACAAAAACTAGATATCAATATTATAAGACAAATCATGACGTTAGATTAGATCATAGAGAAATAATGGAATATATTAAGTCTGATATGTCATTGAGATCTAGAGAAACTGGTCTTATAGAAAACCAAATATCATATTACAAACAAGCGATAGAAACACTTGATAAAATGGGATTTGCGATTAAAAATAAAATAACAATAGCTACCAATGATATTTGATTTAACGCATAATGGTAAATTACTTACATTACGAGATGCCAGTGAGATCGAAATGGATCAACTTAAAATCACATTAACTCGCAAAATCGATAATTGGAGATGGGATCCTAGAGTTAAAAAGGGTTGGTGGAATGGTGAAATTTCATATTTTCATAGAGGCCAATATGTGCCTGCAGGACTATGGCAAGTGGTAAGAGATATGTGTAAAGACTATGGATACGAATTACAAATTAATGATCTTAAAGAAAAGTTTGATAGATCAATTAAATTTGAAGAATTTGAATCGTGGGTAAAAGAAAAATTTGAAGGCCACGAACTAACCCCAAGACCTTATCAAATAGAAACGGCATATAATATCATTAAAAATAAATGTTGTTTAGCTGAACTGGCTACATCCGCAGGAAAATCACTGATATTATATATTGTGTTAGCTCATCTATTAGAAACTAAGAAAGCTGAAAAGATTTTAATGATCGTTCCTAATGTAAGCCTTGTGGTTCAAGCAACCGAAGATTTTTATGAATATAATCGAGGATCACTAGATTTAGATATTGAGATTCAACAAATATTTGCAGGTTCTAAAATTAGAAAGGGCGCTAATATCGTTATTGGAACTTATCAATCGTTAGTTAAAAAGAAGGAAGAGTATTTTGATGAATACACAACAGTCATGGTTGATGAAACTCATAAAGCTAAAGCAGTTTCGATTAAAAATATCTTAGAAAAATGCACTAAAGCAGACCGAGTATTTGGTGTTAGTGGAACCATTCCTAAACCAGATTCATTAGATAGATTAACATTAATGTCTTATACCGGCCCAGTTATATCTAAAATAACAGCAGCTGAATTAATAAAGGATAATTACATATCTCCAGTTGAGGTTAAAGTAATTGAAATGAATTATGCCCCAGAGTCTGTTAGAGAATCCTTTAAATTTCTTACAAAAACCCAAGAAGATAGAAAACGACTTTTAAACTTAGAGCAAAACTATGTAATACAAGATAAAACTCGATTAGATTTTGTAACAGATACAGTTCTTAAAATAAAGAAGAATCAATTAGTGTTATTCTTCAGAGTTGATTATGGAAGGCTTATGTATGATACTATTCGTAATAAGACAACTAGACGAGTTTTTTATATCGATGGAGGCACAGATAAAAACCTAAGAGAAGAATATAAAGCACAGATGGAAGAAGGCGAAGATAAGATCTTAATTGCATCATTTGGAACATTCTCAACAGGAATAAATGTAAAAAATCTTCATTATGTTTCGTTAACCGAGTCATTCAAATCTGATGTTATTATTAGACAATCTATTGGCCGTGGTTTAAGAAAGCATGAAACTAAAGATAGACTTACTATATTAGATTTTGTAGATGATTTTCGCATACAAGGTTTTATCAATTATCTTTATAGACATTCCAAAGTTCGTCGAGAAATATATGATGAACAAAAATTTCCGTATGAAATTAAAAGTATAGATTTGACTAAGATATATAATTAAACAAAAAATATCTTTACTATGTCTAAAACCACAGGTAAATTAAAATACGATTTAGCTTTATCGACTACCACAGTATATGATGCATCTTCAGTTTATATCAATAAATCTGCAGAATTATCTATAAATGGTAATGCTAATCTAGAGTATAAGACAATCGGTCCATCATATTCATCTAACCTAAACTTAATTCCAACATCTTCACAATCTGCTGGACCTTCTACATATAAAGGTAAAGCATATTTATATGTTAGGAATTTAGGACCTTCTACTGCTGCATCTGTTAGAATATCAACATCAACTATCGTAGATAATTCAGATACAACTGGACCAACTGGTGCAACACCAGCTGATGGAATTCCTGATAATTATGATCCAAATCAATTTGCAGATTTATCAGTTAATGAATTTGCATTCTTTCCAGTAGCTATTGGTGCATCAAATGCAAACCTTCATGTAAGATCAGCATTTGTACCAGGATCTACATTTTGGACAGGAGCAACACATAACGATATTGAATATATGTTATGTTTTACTGATCACAATATTGGACCAACATTTTAAGAATATATAAACTAAACTAAATAATACAAAATGGCACTAGCAAAATTTTCAAAATTTAAAAAAGAAAGATCTGTTATAAAAGAAGCACGATCTAAAGAGAAAAAAATCAAATCGTTTCAAAAGCTCTTCAATGAGAAGTTAGGTGAACTTGGGTTATCTTCAACAGCAGATTTATCAGAAGATCAAATTAATAAAGTACTAGCTTCACTAGCAACGGTTAATGAAGATCGTATGAGAGAGATCGAAAAAGATGGAATCATTGCTGGAACTCCTAAACCTGCAGGAACTGAAGGTGAGGTTGCAAAGAAACATACATTCGATTCACCACAAGTCGTTGATGCTGAATCTGAATCTGATGCTGAAGGTATGAAAGCAGAAGAATCAGTTAAAGAATCTAAGAAATCAGTTAAAGAAAATGGTACTGAGGGTGAAGATGACGAAGAAAAGGCAGCTCATTATAAAGATGCTGCTAAAGATGATTATTCTCAAATAGCTAAACTTAAAAAAGATGCACATGACGATAAAGAATCTGAAGACCATGAAGAGGAAGAGGAAGCTAATGAAGGTACAGTTGAAGATATACGAACTAATCTAATTGATAAACCTATAGCAAAAATAAAAGACCTATATAAAAAATATATAGGAAATGACCCTGCAAAAAATATTGCAGGAAATGCTAAAGCTATGGTTACTATGATTGCAACAATGGCTGCAGAAAATAAAGAACTTGCAAGCAAATTATTAAGTGAATCATCTATAGTTGAAGCCGCGGATATTAAATCTGATGCTGATTTTGATAAATATGCAGATGACCTTTTAAAGAAGGCACATCCAGATGATTTCGATGAAGCTACTGCTAAAAAAGTTAAAGATGGTCTTAAGAAAAAGTACAAAGATGATTATGGTGCTATGGTTGGTGCTTTAACATCAGGATTCGGCGGATAAACATTAACAAATTAAATATTATATTATGGCACAAAAAATGATGAGATTCGATACATTCCATGAATGGCAAAGAATCATGGAAGATTCTGATTCCAATATAGAATTGCTATCACTTAATGAAGCATTTTCTTCAGATTATTTAAGAAAGTTCAGCGGCCAAGAAAGCGGTAATAGATGGGCAAATAAATTTGCAAAAGATTTCTATAAGTTTTCGAGTGTTCCTTTAGATAAAATTACAAACGAAGACTTTATTATACTTTCAAATCCAACTGAATGGTGGACTCAGGGATATGCAAAAAATAATAGTGCAATTGGATTCTTTGTGGATGATTCTCCAGAATTGTTTAAAGCCCTGAAGGATAGGAAAAAGGAAAAAAATGCAGCAGGGGTAGGTATAATTCTTACTATCATGCGAGGAAACCGCGGAATGTGGTACGGATTTGCTCAAGATCCAGGAGTTTCATACAGACATAAAAAGAGCCCAACCGAAAGATATGGTATTCTTGCAGATGAATATAAAACTGCCGGTGTTTATGGTTGGGATGGCGCTAAACAAAAAGCAAAAATCACTAAACCTAATCTTATTGAAATGGCTACTAAGGTGTATGTTTTAGATATGGCTATTTTGAGAGAGAAATATGGGACTATTAAAGATCTACAACATAAAAGAGCAGAAGCTAAATCTGGTGCAGTTGCAATGGAAACCGCTGAAAGTTTTAGAAGACAACAAGCATCGAGATACGATCAAATTCTTAAAGACAAGTTAGATCCGAATATAATGCTTAAAGATGTTAAAGGTGCTTTAGCTGATTATACTACTTGGATGTCTAAGCAGATATCAGATCTTAAATTTGATCCAAAGGCCAAAGCATCTGACAATTTCTATAAAGAAATGCAAGTTAATTGGAGTGGATGGGAGTCTGATTGGTCTAGACCTCTTAATCATATGTTAGATGTTCTTAATAAATTTATGAGATCATGGAACGATTATTTAAGAGATCAAGCAAAAGTTGAAGATCTCATTAAAAAGATGGAATCTGAGGATGATGATCAAAAAGTTATCAGACTTAAAAGCGAAATATCTTATTATGAAGGTGGTTACAAAAGATTTGTAGCAGAAACCGTTAAATATAGAGATGATTTAAGAACATATGTAAATAATGTTAAAAAGATAACCTCATAAATGTTTCTAAAATTCAGTCAATATATAAATGAATCCATCCAAATCGAGCTATCTGAGATTTTATTCGAAGGTGGCTCTTTTGGACATATGGCACATCCATACGATGATATAGATCTTACATTCTCTGAAATAAAAAATCTCATCTCAGCTGCGTTACAAGGTGGTTTAGATAAAGAAGTTATACCAACCGAAAAATTAGATGGCCAAGCGATTGCTGTTTCATGGCGAAATGGAGAATTAATTGCATCTAGAAATCAAGGTGATCGTAAAAATGCTGGTGCATCTTCAATGACAGTACAACAAGTTATAGATAAATTTGCTGGTCGCGGAGAAATTAGTGATGCATTTTCATTTGCAATTCAAGATCTTTCTAAAGCTATTTCAAAAATCAATCCTAAAAAACGAGAGAAGATATTCAATAATGGAAAATCTTTTATGCATTTAGAATTGATATATCCGCCAACTACGAATGTTGTTAATTATGATGCATATAAATTAATCTTTCATAATACATCTGATTATGATATGGATGGTAAAGAAATTGGCCAAGATAAAAAAGCTGCTGCAGTTCTTACAAAATTAATTAAAGAAGTTAATGCAGATATTCAAAATACTTATCAAATAGATCCACCAAAAGCTATACAGTTTTCTAAGAATATAAATTATGAGGCAGATCGTGAGAAATTTTTTAAAGAGCTAGCACAAGTCCAAAAAAACGCCGGAATGACAGATAATCAAACAATCCAAGATTATATAAAAAGAGAATTTACTCGATTATTCCAACAACAAGCGGCTAGAGACGGTTATGATTTAGAAGATAATATATTAGATGGAATGATTAAAAGATTTGCATTTTTAGATAATTCATTTTCTATTAGACATATCAAACGAGAAATATCAAACGAAGATTATAAAGAGTGGGTATTAGACTTTGCAGCAAATAAAGGAAAAAAAGCTGCAGCATATTACAAAAAGGTAATTGGACCTATAGAAGTATTGTTTTTAAAATTAGGCACAACTGTAATAAAAAATGCTACAGGATTCTTAGCGGTAAACCCAGACAAAGAAACCGAACGAATAAAACAGGAACTTGAATCTGCGATTAAAAAAGTCAGAGCATCTGGAAGTGAAGCTGAGGTAAATAAACTTGAGCAGAACTTTAGAAAGTTAGAAGCCATTGGTGGATTTGACTCAGTAGTTCCAACGGAGGGATTTGTATTCCAACACAAAGGCAAGACATATAAAATGACTGGTTCATTTGCACCGGTAAACCAAATACTTGGCGTAATCAAATACATGAAATAATGTCATATAATTATAAAGCACATACACGAAACAGACATATGTCAGAAGCTCAGCTCCAGATTCAACAAAAGGAAGCAGAGAATAAAAAGAAAACTGATAAAGAAAAGAAAGGTAAAACCGCTTGAAACTGAATATATAATAAAACAAATTCTAAAATATGAGATTTAAAAACTTCCACAAAAGCAAACCTATAGTACAGAATGTAAAAACTAATTCTGTTAATGAAGGTATTGCACCGAAAACCCTAACAATGGCCAATGATATTAGTGAATGGAATCCTGGAATATCTCATGACCAATTAAATGAAGCTGGTGAAAAGGGTAAAGGTAAGGGAAATGCCTCTGCATCTGCTCCAACAAGTTATTCAGAAGAATCAGAAACTCGAATCGTAATAGCAGATTCGAAACGAGCTATAAAAAAATCTTTGGACAAGATCAAAGATTTAAAACAAAGAGTTCAAGCCAATCAAGAAAAATTTGATAATCAAGATGATATGATATCAGATATGGAAACAAAGGTAAATCAGATAAAGGATGCCGTGAATACTCTCGATGACAAAATCAGTAATTCAAAAAATGAAATATCAGCTACTCAGAGGGATATTAATGCAGCTAAAGATAAAGGCGATGAAATGACACAAAAAGATCTTGAGAAGCAAATGGCTCATCTTAAAGATGAAGTTAAACATAATGAAACTATACGGACAGAAAAAGCTAATGAGTTAACTAATCAAACTAAAGCTCTTGCTTCTCAAGAATCTGAGAAATCTTCATTAAAGAGGCAAATTGCTTCTACAGAAAAGGAAATAGACTCTAACTCTAAAATTATTCAAAAAGCAAATGACGCTATAGAAAGAATGGAAGCTCGTTCAAAGAGCAAAGAAGATCCAAAGAAAGAAGAGCCAAAAGACGATCCTAAGGAAGATCCAAAAGAGGAGCCAAAAGACGATCCTAAGGAAGATCCAAAAGAGGAGCCTAAAGACGATCCTAAGGAAGATCCAAAAGAGGAGCCTAAAGACGATCCTAAGGAAGATCCAAAAGAGGAG